CCGCTCGCGCAATCAGCGCAGCCACGACAGGCGAAGGCGGGATGGTCCTGACCGAACCTCCGACGACTCCTGACGGTGCTGGTACCGTCAGCCACGGACCGAACAGCGCGCCGTGCTCAGCGTCAGCGAGCGCCCGGAGCGTACCCGCCAAGGTCGTGAGCTGAGCCACCGACTGACTTGTCGGCGGATCGAGGACAGCGACCCGGTTGTTGTTCTTCGCGTGGGCGAGGATTGTGGTGTAGAGAGCCGCATCGTTCGTCCCGCCGATGATCGAGACTTGACCCGGACCGAGGTCCGGAAGGAATCGATCGAGCGCCTGGGCAGCAGTACCGTCCTGACGTGAGATGTACGCCTGCTTACCTCCCTCAGCGAAGAAGGCGTCCACGGCATCGAAGAGCGCCTGGTTGTGGCCTGCCCTCGCGCCGAACTCGGTGGCGAAGTCAGACATCGAGCGAACGATCTTCGCCTCTGTGGTTGATCCCGAAGCCGACTGACCACCCACGAACCAGGTCCCCGTGTCTACCGGGATTCCGCGAGCGACCCTTGCGGTACGGGCGTTGACCTGAACTCCAAGGCTCATTGGGTCACTCCCCTAGGTCGGATTGTGGTGTTCTTCCTATCACGTCTATTCCCACGCTGCCAACCGTCACGAGGTCTTCGAACGGTTCGTCTGGTGTTGATGGGTCGGGATCATACGGTTCGCCTGCAGGCCCAACTCCTGCCTGCACTGACTTGTCTACGTGGACAAGGTACGCACCGATGCCCGCAGCGAGGTATCGTCCTGCCCCTGAAGGGTCTGCTACTGCAGCAGTGTTGGTCCCATGCCAGGTTACTTCGCCATCCCACGTTGGGTCTGCCTGAACCATGACACGTCGGACACACCCCTCGAAGAGTGCTGCGAGACGCCGTGTCTCTGACGGCGTCCGCCCCTTCACCACACTCGACACCACAACGTTCCAATCCGACGAGTAGTAACCGTCTCCGTCGTACTGAGGTGTCCCCTCCGTGTTCGCAGTGGTCACGATCACAGCAGGCAGGATGTGGTCAGGGAACTCATCGTCATCGAGCGTGTTGGCGTAGGACTCGTCGTGTGGGAGGTCGAACTTGATCCCAGGACGTTCCCGCTCCATCTGACGAAGATAGGTAGGCAACCACAGCGACAGCATCCCGAGGACCATCTCATCAACATCTGTGTTGACGATCAGGGGCCCGAAGTCTGCTGCGCGGACAGGAGTCACGCAATCACACCCCCAACGCCCCGCGTAACGAACTCGAGCAAGGTGATCGGAATCTTCTTGCGTTCTGTCGGCTGCAACTTCAGGACGGCACTCTTGCCCTTCTTGTCCTTGTGGAAGCGGGCGTAGTAAACCTCAGTACCGAAAACGAGTTCCTGGGCATGGGCCTCCCTGATGGCATCGTTTGCTTGAGGCTGAGTAAGCGACTCCATGAGGCGACCTGTGTCCACGTACTTGCCGTGGTATCGCTTGAAGAGACGCTTCTCGCCTTCCTCGAGCATCTGCGACACGACCTCGAACCCAGGACGCATGTCTCTCGCCCTGTAAGAAATCTTCTTGAGTTTCCCCTCTGCCTCGTCAAACCCGAAGGCCTGAATATCAAAGGTGACTCCAGCCATTAGGCGATGCTCCTCAGGAGACGAACCTGCTTGAGTTCTTCCTGAACGGAGGACTGCAGGTTAAGGATCGCCTGATTGAAAAGCGTCCGCCACAACTCGACGCCAGAGTTGTCTAGACCTTCCTTGAAGTAACCGCCCTCGATCAGCATGGCAGTGTAAAGCGCGACCGCGTGCTTCACACCATCGAAGTGAACGTCTGAGAAGCGAGGCTCTGAGATCTGGTTGAGGACAGCACCTACCGATTGATCGATCAGGTTCTCAACTTCGTCTACAGACGGACGTGTCGTCTCGGTGAACTCGCGCACTTCACCTCCGCCTCCTGAGGCAGTCCTCGTCTGCTCGAGCGCCACGATGTCGTCAAGCGTCGGGCGCACGTTCTCAGGCTGGACGATGTCGTAGGGGACGGGAGGACTGACCCCTGCTGCAGCAACGTGAAGCGGGATGAAGGTCTCATACTCTGGGGGCTCAGGATCTCCTGTCCTCCATACCAGGTTGTAGTCACCTGGCAGAACTGGCGCCTCCGTTGCGACTGACCACTCGCTCGTATCCGGATTGAGCGACGCAACACGCCAGAAGGACTGAATGGCTCGCGTGACCGGGTCTTCGATGCGAGCACCAAGAGGCCAAGCGCCTGACAACCCGGCAGGGTCGATCAGGGTAGCGATGAAAGGTTGGTCAGCGATTGCCTGCATGTCTCAGTACGTGACAGAGGCCACCCAGGATGTGAAGTCCTGGGCAGCCTCGTGGTCACGATGTTCGATCAGGGCGTGTAGCCCGCGTCTCGAAGCGCCTGGCGCTTCTCGTCTGCCTTCATGGACGAGGCGCCTTCGATGCCGGCGGCCTCAACCGCATCATCGAGATCCTCGCCCTTGAGATCAGCGATCGGGTCTGCAGCGTCCTCACTGACGACGTGACCCGAGACGACCTTCTCGTCCGTCTCCTCGACGTCCGAGTTGTTGACGGGTTCGTACCCGACAGGGAACACATCCCCAGCGACGACGACACGACGGACCTCGACCCCTGAGCTGTTGTCGACTGCGTAGGTGTTTCGGAGAGCCTTGTAGCCCACTACTCCTCCTCGTTCCGGTAACCCACGATGCCGTCCACTGCGACCTCGTCCGTCTCTTCGACGTCCGACTTTGTCTCCGGCTCGTACCCAGAGGGAACGAGGTCCCCTTCCGAGACAAGGCGGCGAGCCCCAGCAGCGTCGACCGCGTAGGTGGTCTTTGTTGCCTTGTATCCCACTTCGGTGTCTCCTTTCTGACCGTCGCCCGAGTGACAAGGATCACCCGGGCGACGTGTTCAGAATTGACCCCTCCTTACGGAGTCGTGTCCGCCTGGGCGAAGGACGCCGGGCGCCACACGGGGAAGGCGACCCGGGCCTCGGCCAGGATCGTCACCCGGTTCCGGATGAAGTCATCCTGGTCGCTGTCCGACGTCTTGACGTTGACGCCCTCACGGACGAGCAGAGTCGCCCCGCGGGAGTCACCGACGAGCGGAGACGCCTGGGCGATCGCGGTGGTCGGCGTGATCGCCAGCCCCCAGATCGTCGCAGCCGCCATCGTGCCCGGACCTCCGTAGAGGTACTGGCCTGCGCGGTTCGTACCGCTCGAGCCACCCGTCTCACGCAGCAGAAGCAGGTCCTGCCAGGCGAGCGGGTTCAGGGCAGCGAAGTTGGGCTCCGCCTCAGCCAGGATGACCACGGTCATGGCACGCAGGATCGCGTCCGCGATGTTGTCACCCGAGACGAACGCCGGCGCACCGAGACCCGTCTGGTTGAGAATCCCCTTGAGGTTCTGGCCAGTGCCGTCACCTGCGATGACCTGGGACTCGATCTTCCGCCGCACGTCGTACGGCAGAAGGGTGTTGATGAGCGTGGCGAGACCCGCCGCGTCATCCATTGCCTGCCGGTTGACCTTCACCCAGCCGGCAACCGTGCGAACGGGCGCCGTAGCGTCCGCGAGCACGAGACCTGCCTGAGGCTTGACGGCACCCTCTGCCACCATGCCAGCAGACCCGGGAATCGACTGGACCTGGACGTACTCGATGGAGTTCGAATCCGTTGTTCCAGTCGGGATCAGGTCGAGCAGACGCAGGGGACGCAGAAGCGGCGCGACTAGCCCACGTGTGTCGGGCTGGATCAGGCCTGCGGACCCTGTCGAATCGACCGGTGCACCGGGAGCCGTGGGCAGGTCAGCGAGGAACGACGCTGCCTGGTCACGGTTCGCGATCTCACCCAGGACGACAGTGCCGAACTTCGCCGAGGACGAGAAGATACCGGCAGCGCGAGCCTGCTGGTATGGGCTGTCCTCGCCGGCGAGAAGACGGTGACCGTTCCAGCCTGACACCTGCTGGGCACGATCCACCACCTGCTCAGCGACACCTGCAGGGTCGCCACCTTCACCGAGCATCTCGAGGATGCCCCGCTCGGCGACCGTCAGGTCAGCGATCTCGTCATCGATCGACCCGACCGCTCGAACTGCCTCCTGGGCAGCCTCGAATTCGGGCATCTCGGTGATCTTCTGAGCACCATCCTGCGAAACGTCAGCGAAGGCCTCCCTCGCTGCGTCCCGCTCTCGGATCTTCGTGGCACGCCGTGAGCGTGCCTCACGAAGTTGCTCCTGGACCTCCTTGAGGCGATCCTGGAGTCCTGCGGTTGCAGTTGCCATCGCTGGCGTTTCTCCTTTCCTACAGTTGACTACGCGCTACGTCAAGGTATCGACAATGGCGAGCAGTTCGTCCTTTGTGTAGACAGTGTCACCACTTTCCTCGACCTCTTCGGTCTCGGAGTGGGTGCCTGCCTCGTACTCCTCTGACCCTAGGAGCGACCTTGAGCGGGTACCTGACCCACCTCCGCCCTGGAGACGCTGAATCGTCACCTCGAGCGGCTCGACACGGTCTGCCAGACCCGAGTCGACGGCACGCTTCGCCGTCTCGACACGACCCTGACCGAAACCATTCCGCACGTCAGTCACTGACGCACCCCTCCCCTTCGCCACGTCCTTCACGAAGAGGGTGTAGAAGTCATCAACGCCTTGCTGGATAGCAGCGCGTGCGTCGTCATCGAGGGGACCGTAGGGATTCCCCTCCGTCTTGAACTTGCCGGCGGAGATCAGCGAGACATCGACGCCCTCCTTCTCGAGGGCTCCCGACAGGTCGTGGTGCTCTGTGAAGACACCAATCGACCCTACCTCGCCAGATGGCGTGACGACGATCTCCTTCGCCTGTGACGCGATCCAGTACGCACCGCTCGCCGCCATCGTGTTCGCCACCGCCACCACTGGCTTCTGAGCGTTGGCGGCTCGAACCTCCGCTGCTGTCTCCGGGACAAGGTCGACCAGACCTCCTGGTGAGTCGATGTCGAGGACGATCGTACTGACCTCTTCCGACCCGACTGCCTCTCGCAGGTTCTCCCGGAACTGCTGCAGTCCCGAACCGAGTCCGAAGAGCATCGCGAGGAGTGACACGTTCGGAGTGAGAAGACCCTTGAGCGGAATGACCGCTGTGCCACCTGCCTGCTGGATGGGCCTACCCGCGCGAACGTCCATGTCCGTTGCCATGTACTCGGCAGCAGCCTCACGCATGGCACCTGCCGTAGCGCCGTTCTTCCGCAGTTCGGTGATTGCGGACAGAAGTTCAGGGCGGATCGCCCAGATGCGACCTTCTGCCTCGAGGAGCCAGGCTAGGTCGCCCAGACCCGTCTCAGTCGTCTGCGTCTCGTCGCTCACGTCAGCACCTTCTCGTAGTCAGCGTCATGGGATCGGACATGTAGCACACGCGCCTGCTCCTGGCCCGCTGGAGTTCCAGTTGGTACCGGAGTCTGCCCAACGGGCTGGAGGTTATTGAACGGGAGGTAGAACTCGTCCATCATCGGGTTGTCCGACCTGGGTTGGTTGAGGTACGTACGCCCCTCGTTCGGCGTGTAAAGGGCAGACGAGATCGCTTCACGCAGAGCCTGGATCTCCTTAAGGCGATCGCCTCGAAGAACTGCTCCGAAATCGAACTCGAGATAGATATCATCGAGTTGCATGAACTCACGGACAAGCGTCGCGTTCAAGATCTGCTCGATCAGTACGAGCGGAGGACCGATGCAATCCGTGTAGATCATCTGCCGCTGTACTTCGATGTTCGAGAACGTTGCCTTGTCGAGGATACCCATGAAGGGCGGCGGGATCAGGTACACCCCGACGATCTCATCTCGCGCAACGGTCCTCTGCTCGATCAGGGCAGCCTCTTCAGCAGAGTTCCCGACAGGCTTCCAGTCGAGGCCCGGTGGGAGCAGTGCTGGTTTGCCGGCGTTCTCTGGCATCGCGTAGAGTGCAGTGATGTCAGCGCGAAGCTGCTGCATCAACTGCTGCCGCTCTACTGGATCAAGACCCAAGAAGTCGTCTGATGCTGTGATCGCTGACGCGGGACGAGCGCCGTTCGCGAACAGCGCCTGCTGGTACCGCTGTGCTGCGTCCTCGATCTTGATGGTCGTCCCGAGCTGTTGAAGAGGTGACGTGCCGATCTGACCTGCAGGTGACCACCACTTGCAGTGGACAAGAGAATCAATGCCGACGTTTCTCGCCGTCATCGGATTATCAATGTCCACCTTGAACCCAGCAATGTCTCTGAACGAGTAGATCGGGTGTGCGAACCGCCAGTCCCGTGGCGTGAACCTGATCATGTCCCTCGCACCCTGCTCGACCTCACACAACGAGTTGCCGTGGACGAGGATGGGGCCTAGGAGACTTTGAACTAGTCCTCCAACGTACCCTCGATCCCAGGGACGAGAGAGTGAATCCGGCAGTGGGTGGTTCTCTGGCCTAAGGCGCACACGAGAATCTTCCCCTGTGCGACGGTAGGTCTTCAGTGGGACACGAATGGCCCAAGTGAGCATCCGCATGACCGCCGCTGCGATCCAAGGCTGAGTCTGAAACAAGCGCGTGTACGAAACAGGCCTGTTCCCGATCATCGTCAACTCAAGCGGGATGATCCCCTCTGGGCCCAGCAGTGAGGACGACCTGTTTAGGTCGCCTCTTCCCGGTGCAAGTTCGACCGGGACTCCTGAGTCATCAATTAGCGCTGGCATTCATCTCCGCCGGAGATACGTCCTGGACGTAGGCGACATTAGTACGGGGCACGCGCACTACTCCTTTTGCGTTGACTTGTCCACCACCAGTGGTCAAGTGCGCTGCCTCAGCAAGTTCGATGTACGCCTCAGTACTCACAGTGACTACACCCCGAATCGACTCACCCGCGAGCGTCGTGATCACGGTGGTCGACTTCTCTCTGACGAGGCCGTACTGGGACTCGTCCACGTAGTGCGTCCTACCGATGTAGAAGTACATGAGCGTAATGCTCAACACGGTGAAGCACACGATCGCTACAACTGGAATCACAACCCCTCGATTCTATAGTCCTCAACCTTACCCGGAACCTGCTTGCCATCCTGACCTTCGATGACCGGCGAGGTCGCGACGTTCAATGCCATCGCGAGAGCGTCGAAGGAGTCGATCGGAGTCGATCCATCAGGCGCCTCACCTCGCCACCTCTTGTTGCCTGCCGTCATCTTCGCAACGGCAGACAACACCTGAGTGGAAAACTCCTCAGGACCGTCCCACTCGATTTTCTGCCCTTCGACGTACTCACCCAACTTCATCGACGCCATCTCGAACGGTGTACCCTGTCCGTGGTCAACGATCGTGATGCCGTGCTGCTCCTCGAGTTCCTCTGCGACGTCTCCTCCTCCCTGAGCACGGTCGAACGCGAGGATCATGTCCGGCCACCGCTCACGCATCATCTCGAGGATCGTTCCAACGTCCCGTGTCCTGCGCCGCTTGCCCTCCTCAGGCGGCAGCAGGATCACGGGTCCAGCAACTCGCACTCGTCCCTCTGCAGGTTTCCACACAGGAACGATTGCTGTAGTTGCCCACTTGTAACCACGATCAAGTCCGACGACCACTTTGACCCCAGGACCTGTCGGGATGGTGAGTCCTGGTTTGTGGAGGAACATCCACTGACCGCGGTCGAGAGCCCCCATGCCTGCAGTTACCCACTGGTTCGCATTCTGGCGGAGGAACTGCCACCGCATCATGCGCCCGAGAGCCTTCCACACTCGTCTCAGTGAGCGAGCGTTAATCCAGGAGGCTGGGTTCGCCTTCTCGACCTCTGCGAGGTACTTGTCGAGAGACGCACCGGACGTGACAGTCAACGGCGGAGGATTGATGTGTGCAGGCACCGCCCAGATGTGCCCGACCGTCTCTCTGTCTGCGTCAATCGCACGGATGTAGTACTCACCGGGACGAAGGTCACGCTGGACGACAGCGCCTTCTTCCTCGTTGAGCACCATGTTCTCTAGTCGTCCGAGGTGAGAATCTCGATTCGTGCCGGCCGTGGTGCCAAATATGACCTTGACGGTCTGCTGCCGCGCGGTTGACTTGATGGTCTTTGCCACGAGTACAGACACCGCAGCACCGTTATCGGTATGGCGATGGAGTTCCTCAACGATGATGAGAGTAGGGTCTTTGCCCTCAACACTTGAACCACCCTTCCGTTCGCTTTTCTGTCCTGCCGACCTAGCGAAGATTCCGACCTCAGGGTTGTCGAGCCACATCGGAACGAGACGCCCGCCCTGGTACTCCTGCGACTCCCACCAGAACCCGAAGATCGATCCGCGCCGACGTGCCTCAAGGACGAAAGCAGCGGCAGCGTTCGTCGTGTTCTTAGCGTGCTCGAGTTCGCCTCCTACGACGAACACACGAGGACGACGGACGACGTAGGTGGCGTGATGCAGAGCGAGCGCGCCCTGCAACGATGACTTCCCGTTCCCTGTAGGCCACTCCCAGAAGTGCTGGAAGAATTCTGCCTGCGCGCCCCCGGCGAAGAAATCCTCTAGAGGTGGGTATTGCCACTCCTCGAGACGGAACAACCCGTCGATCGAGTCAGGGTCTGGCAGCGTGTGAGCGAACCTCTCGAAGTGCTCGAGAGTCTCGTTCTCGGGCTTCGGTTCCGGAAGACGAATGCCCTCCGGGAGACGTATGAGGCGACCGCTCACGCTGCCTCAGAAAAAATTTTCGTAGAACTTCCCATTTTCCTGTCGGAATGTGTTACGATCGCATCGTGACATCGTTCAACCCCAGCAAGGAGACCCACATGACCTACAACGATCCCACTGGCGTCAACGCAGCAGGTTGGTCCGCTGACCCGGCGATCCCTGACTCGGTGAACGCTGTAGAAGGTCCTCTCACTGAAATCGAAGGTTACCTCGCCGGAGCGCGTAAGGACCGTGAGAGCGCAATGACCTCCTACTACGAAGCGGTTGGCACAGGGGCGTCCTATGAGACGCTCGATCGCCTCGACCAGGTCGTCAACGACTGTGAGGCAGAGGTTGAGTACTACCTCAACCTGCTCACACGTGGCGACTGACCGCCAACGACACGCACGACCAGGGGCGCCTCCGGGCGCCTCTTTTCGTTGCTCTTCAGACACCGATACTCGACCTCACGCGTGACTCGAGAACAGACTCCCAAGCGTCAGCCCACCGCTCCCAGTTGACCTCGTAGGTGAACTTCTCCTTGACGAGGTCCCTGCCTGCCTCAGCCTCGTACTCCCGCTGCTTATCATCGCGAATGAGTAGCAGGATCTGGTTCTTCCAGGACTTCGCTTTGTCAGTAGCAAGCCACCCGAGACCTAGCGAGTACAGACGCTCATACGACGGGACAGGTGAGGCGACAAATGGGATCCCAGCAGCAGCGTACTCGAGACCCTTCAGGTACGACTTGCCGGCGTTGAACTTCGTGTTCGCGAGCGGAACGATCCCGACGTCTAACTGCCCTAAGGTGTACTGGAAGTCGACAAACTGACGACCTCCTGTAGCAGCAGATGTTCCCGCCTCGTCTGTGTACGGCAAATCGAGTGCCTTCGCCACTCCGATCCCGTTACCTACGTTGAGGAAGTCACACTCTCCTGTCTCGACTGCTCGCGCAACGCCTCCGTGGGTCACCTCGAGGTCGTCGCCATGGAACGACACGAACCCAGACCACCCGACTGTACGCCCGTTGCCTCTGTGCGGGAGTGTGAGGTACTCCTCCGGCACGCAGTTTTCTATGACGATCGCGTTCCCTCGTGACCCGTACCTCTCAGCGAGCGCCGGTGTCGAGCAGATGACAAGGTCTGCTGCTGCACAGGCCTTCTTCATCCACTCCCAGTTCTCCTCAGGATTGTACTTCGGGTGGTACAACGTCCAGGCCTTGTTCGATGGATGCAGGGACGAGAAGTCGTCATCGACGTCCACGACGACTGGGACACCCTTCTTCTGCCAAAACGGGATTGACTGTGCGACCACACGCTGCAAGGGACGCTGGATTACGAGGACGTCCTCCTCGATCTCTCCGACTCCGGTCACCTCGGGACGTGTGTGCACTGTCCTATGGATCGGCAACTCCTGCGTGAACTTGACGCCGATGTCGCCATACCGGGCAGCAGCCTGGCCCGGGTAGATCATGCGGTAGTGACCGCATCCTCCAAAGTCTGAGTGGGCAAAAAGAATTTTCACAGAACATCCCATTCTTGTGGTGTCACGAAACCGACCTCACTGCAATCAGAATGATGAACACCCAGAGGAGTATGGCAAGGAACGCTACGAAGAGGAATGTCCCACCCCTCACGTGACGACTGCAGGTCTCGGGCGTACCCGGATCGTCCGCTTCTTCACGACGGCATCTATGCCAGTTCCCTCGAAGAGGTACTCCCAGGTCCCGGCTGCAGCAGACGTGTCGATCACTGTCTGAAACCTGCCAGTGGAGACCTTCGTCACGCCCGTTGTGTCCTGCCACCTACGGATGATCGTCGCACTCCCGTCACCAGGCCAGATCGACACGATGACATCATCCGGGTCTTCGAGAGCGTCCGTGTCCGGGTCACGAAACTCTCCGACAACCTTGACCTTCGTTCCCTGGACGTAACTCATTCAAGCGTCTCCTCTTCGACCTCATGCCAGATCATCAGCGACTGACCGTCCTCATCGATCGAGTCGTCTTCGACTTCCTGGAACACTCGCAACTCTTGCGCCGCCTCATCCACCCATAGGCTAGACGCCGCGTGGTGGTAGGTGAACAGTATGAGTTCTGGCAGCTCAGGCGCGACGAGTTCACCGACGAAGGAGGTGCCGGACAGTACCACCACAGTGGTGATCGTTCCGGTCCTGTTGAACTCAGCGATGTCGTCACCGAACGGCGTGACAACAACCTGAAGCGTCCCCTCTTTCGTGAACGTCTGCTGCTTGCTCGCTCCGAGCGACACTACTGCAGCAAGAGTACCTGCGCGCACAACCTCGGACATCTTCGCCCCGGACCCCTGTGCCCGCGCAGAGATCACGCCCGTCTTCGATGCCTCGAAGATACCTCCGCCAGAAGACAACGCCTTGACCGAGATCGTTCCTGTCTTCGTGTAGGTGTTCGCACGCGTCCCGAACCCAGACAGCGCCACCTTCGGGCTGATCTGTCCAGTGCGAGCGAACGTCGCACTGTCGCTCCCTGACGTAGAGGCATGAGGCTGAACCGAGCCCGTCTCCGAGTAGGCTGTGGCGTCAGCACCGGAGAGACGCGCGCCGGTCTGGAGGGTGCCAGTCTCAGTCGTCGCGAACGCGTCAGCACCTGATCCAGACGCCTTCGGTGAGATGGAGCCAGTTTCTGTCGACTCGAACACGTCCGCGGCAGACACAGATGCCACAGGACCGATCGTTCCCGTCTTCTGGTAGACGCCGCTGTAGTACGATCCGGACAGTGCTGCCTTCGCCTGAACCGTTCCTGTCTCAGCAGTCGTGAGCGCGTCGGCACCAGACAGGAACGCCTTGGGCTGA